ACGCCGCCGGTGGCGATGGCCTGGACCTGCACCGGGACGGTGATGGTGCCGCCGAGCAGCCCGGTGATCGTGGCCAGCACGACTGCAGCCGCGGTGGCGCCGCCCATGTAAATCTCGAAGCCCGTCACATACCAGAACAGGTTGGCGTCGGCGGCGAGCGTGGCGGTGGCCGTGGCGGCCGCGACGTTGCCGGACGAGGCACTCGTGACATCCGAGATGATGAAATTGCGGGTTGACATCGGGCGCTCCTACGGCGGAAGGGTGCTGTTGGCCGAGGCGAAAGTCACGATGCCCAGCAGGCAGCCGTTGAGGACAGCGCAGCCGGTGACCACCGTGGTGTCCACCTGGCAGATCATGTTGGACGATGTGGTGATCGACGTGGTGTTGGCGAGGTCAGTCTGGATCGTCCCGATGTTGTTGACGACCAACGTGCCCTGCGCCTGGATGGTCGTGTTGGCGTTGACCACGGCGGTCACCAGCGTGTTGATCGCGGCGATGTCGTTGGTCATCGTCGCCGTGATGGTGTTGCCGACCACGAGGAGGCCCGTCAGCGTGGTCAGGGTGCCCTGGGCGGACACCAAGCTGCTGGACTGCGTCACCGCCTGGGAGACGATCAGGGCGGCCTCAGTCGACGCCGAGTTGGCCACGGTGGTCATCAGGCCGAGCGAGGCTGAGATGTTCGACACGTTGATGGGGACGAGCCCCACGGTGTCCACCGTGCCGACCGCGACGCCGAAGCAAAGAGTTGGGTTGGCGCTCATGGCTGCGGCCTACAGCGGCGGCATGTCGACGCCGGCCTGGCCCCCGGGGATGCCGTTGGACAGAAGATACATCTCGATCGCCTTGAGGCCAAGCATCACGTCTTCCTTGGTCTGGTTGGCGGTCGAGTTGATCTGCACGTAGGTGTCGGCGGACGGGGCGCTGGTGGCGATCGCGACCTTGCTCGGGTTCTGCCCCTGGCCCCGGTTGATCGACAGGAAGTAGGTGGTCATAGGTCGTCTCCTACGTGCCCGGGAACTCGCCCGAACCGGACTTGAAATGATCCAGCGCGGCGGTGAGAGCGCAGCGCAATGCCGAGCCCGTCATCGCCTTGCCGTTGGTCTGCGTGGTGTTCACGGCCACCGTCACGTCCCCCGTCACGGCGGACCCGCGCGACAGCGTGATGACGTTTTGCCCGCTGGAGCGCAGTGGCCCGATCGTGAGGTTGACGTAGAGGGTGGTCATGTTCGTTACACCACGTAGATGACTTCGATGCCCAGCAAGCCGGCGGCCGCGGTGGCGGCGACGGTCGAGACGTAGAGCAGGAAGTCGAAGAAGCCGCCCGGGTCCTGCGCGTAACCCTGGTTGTTCGTGAACCCGAACACGTCCCACAGATCGTCGTCGCGGAACGAGAACGGATAGGTGGTCGCGCCGGCGTTGAAGGTCACGTCCTTGTTGTAGGTGGCCACGCCGGAGTTGGCGGCGACCACCGTGCCAAACAGCTTGTTGGGGCTGCTGTAGGCCGCGACGGTCGTGACGGCGCCGGTGTTGGCCGTGGTCGGGATCGTGCCCTGCAGGTTCACCTGGGTGACATCCAGGGTGCTGTCCGAGAACGCCATGTTGATGTCGAAAGCGAGGGTCGCCGTGGCGTTGGTGTCGCCGCCCTTGAGCGAGAAGAAGACCTGCTTCACCTTGCTGTTGGTCGGGATGCGGCCAAGGCGGTAGGTCGACGTGGTCGACGCGACACCTGTGATGGTGCAGGCGACCCAGTCGGTGTGGATGCGCGCATAGCCTGGGCCACCCTCGCCTGCGGTCGGCTGGATAACCGGGATCGCATCGAGGTTGGTGATGGGTAGCGACTTGAGGTTTTCGACGGTCATAGGAGCCTCCAGCGGAGGGCTGGCGGGCCGAAGCCCGCCGCCGGATTACGGGGTGATGTCGGAGCCGGTCGTGTCGGAGCAGAGGACCTGCACGACCTTGCCGGGCTGCAGGCGGGTCGCGCCATACATCACGGAAGTCCACAAGTCCCACGGCTCGCCCTCGAGGTCGTTTCGGATGCTGACGCGGTTGGTCAGGTCCTTCCAGTTCCCGAGATACATGCCGGATTTGACATAGGCCAGCACGCCGCGCTGGCTGGCAGCGCCAACCGCGGACGGCAGGCGCTCCATGACCTTCACGTTGTAGCCGAGGAAGCGCACCAACTTGCCATCGACCAGCACCGGCCGGTCGTTGAACTCGGTGCTGACCACCTGGACCTGGTTGAGCAGATCGGATTCCTGCTGGCTGCCCATAACCAGGGTCAGTTCGTCGCTGTCCAGGTCATTGTGGTAGTGGCGCAGGATGCGCTTCGCTTCGATCAGCTTGGCGACGGTCAGGCCGGACGAGGCGCTCGACTGGAAGTTCACCGCCACCTGGAAGTTGGTGGTGTTGAACGTCTCGGTCGTGAAGGCGCTCGGGTCCTGGCCCAACTGGGCCGTGCCGGTCGCGGCGGCGATCAGGGCGTCGTCCCAGGCGCGGCCCACGGCCATCGCCGCGTTCTGCGTATACTGGGACTTCGGGTCCACGATCGTCTGCAGTTCATCGAAGCTGTCGATCAACTGATCGATCGACCCTTCCTGCGGGAAGACCCACCGGCGGACGAACTCGGGGTCCGTGCGGTTCTTCGGGGCGAAGCGGCCGGCGGCGGCCTTGAGGCTGATCGCGCCGATCTGGTTCACTGGCGAAGCGGTCTTGCCGGTGTGGAAACCTTCGCGGACGGTGCCGCGGAGCATCGAGCCCATCTGCTGCAGGAGCAGTTCCAGGTTCGTGCTGAACTGAGTGGTATAAAGCGGGATAAGCCCCGGATCGGTTGAAGTCGCCATGACACCCTCGGTGTTGAGATGGTTGGGTCAGTGGCGTGTCCGCGGGCGCGGGGCCGGCATTGGTCGGAGTAGGCTGCCCTTCCGCATGCGGTGTAGGGGCGAGGCGTCGGCACGGCGGCCCCTCTGCAAGCAGGGTAGGGCGGGGTTTGCATCGACAGGAGAGCAGAAACCTACTCCCCTGTCAAGTGCGATTATCGAACCGGCGACGCTTTAATGCGCTTGGTGGTCGCCTTGAGCCCTTTCTTCTGGGCATTGCTGATCTGCAACGGACGCTTTTCCGCCGCCTTGGAGTATTCATGCACCGGGCCACCCTGCCCGCCGGCGCCGCCGTCCGCGCCCCCCTGGCCGCGCTTGCCGGGCGCCGCAAGGGCGGGGCTATTCGCGGGCGCGGGCTCGCGGTTGATGTTGCCGTCGTGCTTGTGCGTCTGCGCGGGGCCGGCGGCCTCGGTGCGCGCCGAGGGCTGGATCGCCGGCTTGGTTGGCATCTTCGACGCGAACCCCTCGTTCTTGGCCGAGCCGGACGGCATCTTGACGCCGCCCTTCATGACCTTGAGGGTGGCAGCGCCGCCGGTTGCCTTCTGGCGCTGCTTGGCGAATGTGAAGGCCATGTTACACTCCCAGCTTGATGCGATGGAGGCTTTCCATCTCGCGTTTCTCCGGCGCACCGCCGGCCATATAGCGCTTCACGAAGTCCTTGTCGGCCTTCAACTCGGTGATGCGGGCTTCCGCCTGCTCGACCGTCATGACGCCGCCCGGGCCGGCGCCGCCCTTCACGAGGCTGTCCTCGCCGATCTTCGAGCCGATCGTGCGGAACATCTCCATGATCTTCTCGTAGCCGACCGCGTTCTCGAAGTTCGTCACCGTTTCCTGGTCGAAGCCAAGGGCACGCGCGGCATTCTGCGCGATCAGGAGGTTCTGGTTGTAGTTGCCGCCCCAGTTCTTCGCAAGCGCGGCGCGGCTCTCGGCCAGGGCCGCAGTCTGCTCGGCGGCTTCGGCGGCCGCATTGCCCTCGAGGTATTTCACGAACTCGGTGGCGACACGCCCCGCGGCGTCCTTCGGCAGGTTGGCCGCGAACGCGCTGTTGCGGAACCAGTCCTGGAACGCCTCGTCCGGCTCGGAACCATCCGCGAACTTGGCGCCGGACAGGTCGTATTCCTTGGCGTCGGCGGGCTTGCCCAGGCGGCTCCAGACGGTGCGCCAGCCGTTCTCGTCGGTGGCGTCCTTGGGCAGCCGGACCAGTTCGGCCGCGGGCGCGCCAACGAAGCGCTCAGCTTCGCGGTGAGCCTTGGCGGTGGCGAGGAACGCTTCGGCTGCCGTCTTGTCGGCGAGGCCACGGTTCTGCAGATAGCCGACCGTGTCCGCATCGAAGCCGGCGTGCCATGCGGCGGCCGGCGGGGCGGGGGGCGGCGTGAGCGTCTCGGACATGGTTCAATCCTCTGGATCATTGCTGGGGTTGAGGCCGTCGACCGGGCGGCCATCGAGTAGCTGGTAAAGCTCCTGACTGGTCAGGTTCAGGTGGTTCTGGATGCGGAGCCAGACTTCCCGGCGCCCATCGAGCGCGGCCGCGACCTGCGGGTCCGCATCGAAGGTGCTCTTGTTGGCATGGCAGAACCGCGCCAGATCAGTCAACACCGCCTGCCCGGCGATCGACCGGAAGGTGGTGAGGTAGTTGTTGCGCTGGCGCCGCCAGTAGTCAATCAGGCGGCCGAACGTGCCGACATTGAGTGCCATCATTCACCTGTCATGAACAGGGTGCGCTCGGCGGCGCGGCGGCGCACGAGGCCACGAAGCTGGTGGCCCCCCGCCATCGTCCAGTCGAGGAAGTAGTCGGACGCGCCCGTGATGTCGCCGGAGTTCAGCGAGCGCAGCAGGCGGCTCGATGCGAAGTTCCCGGCGCCGATGTTGTAGATCAGGTCCGTGAGGGCCACGCGCTGGTTGTCCGTGATCGGCACCGTGACGTAATGAGCGACATAGCCGACCGCTTCCGTCATCTCCTCGGCGAGCCACGCCAGCGCGGTGGCCGCGTCGATCGGGGGAGTGTGCTGCGTCACGCGCGTCGGGGGCGTATTGCGACGGTCCCAGATCGAGCCCGTGCCGATCGTCCAGACGCCGGCCGGGTCCGCATACGCCTCGAGGAACGTGCCCTCGAAGGGCGTGGCGAACGCGGCAGCGCGCTGCGCGATGGAGACCGCCGCCGGCGCCGCTGCGGGCGGAGCCGCGACCACGGGAACCGGCGGCGGGGCAGCCGGTGACGCAGTTGCCGCCGCGTTTGTCCCGGCCGCGTCCTGTTCTTTGATCTCTTTCAGGAGCAGCGCTTCCTCGGCTTCGAGGTCCTGTAGTTGCTTGAGGGCGGCCTCGACCTGGGCCTCGAGGATTGCTTTGTCGGTCACGGCCTAGCCTCCTAGCTGTTGCGCGAGCGGCGGGCCGCCCTGGGCTGGCGCCTGCCCGCCCTGTGGTTGTCCGGTGTTCGGCCCCATGCCCGCCTTCTGCTGCGCGGCCTGGGCCTTCATCATTGCGGCCTGCGCCGGCGCCGCCTGGATCGCGGCCTGCTGCTGCTGCTGCGCGGCGCGGGCCTTGCGCTTCTGGGCGATCTGCTGCGGGCTCGACATCCAGCTTTCGTTGACGCCCTGGATCGCCGCGATGTCGCGCTGCGCCGTGTCGAAGTCGTAGACATCCAGGAGGCTCTGGTCCTGTGTGATCGCCACCAGTTCCTTGGTCGTCTCGACGGTGCGGATGAAGCCCGCGGCGGCGCCGGCCTGCGCAGCGCGGCTGATCGGCGACGTGTCGGTCACACCATAGTGGCCACGCGCCTCGCGGAGCCGCGGCGGCATCGGTGGCAGGAGCCCCTGCTGGGCCAGCAGGTCGATCTCGCGCGGCACCATGTTCCCGATATATTCCGAGTGCTGCCGGCCCATGGTCGGGGCGATCAGGATGCCCTTCTCGTTGGTCCGCTCGATCACCTCGGTCGCCGTCATCGTGGGCGTCTCGGTGAGGATTTGGAATAGGGAGACCAGGAAGGCGTCATTGATCAGCGACCGCTCCTCGTCCATCATCTCCTTGCTGATCTGGATGGTGCCGGTCGGCAGCGGCATGATCAGCGCTTTGCCGTCCGGCGAGACGCCGCCCTTGTTGAGTGCACCCGGCCGCATGCTGATGTCGACCAGCCCGTCCTCGGCGGTCAGCAGCACGGGGTCGGCCGCGCGGTGGCCCTGCTTGAGGAAGGTGCGCTTCTCAGCGTTCAGGGTCTTGAGCGCCGGCAGCACCATCATCGCGGGGCCACGGCCGTAGAACTCGCCGGGTGCCTGCTCGTAGCGCGAGACCGCGTAGGGGAAGCTGTGGAAGCCACCCTCGCCCATGAGCGTCTTGCCGATCACGCATACGTAGTAGGAGGCGAATGCCTTGCCCTTGGCGTCCATGCGGCCGGGGTCGTAGTCCGTGCGCGGCACGACGCGGTGCAGGAAGTCGTAGATCATCGGGGACTTCTGGTCGAGCGCCGGCCGCAGCACCTCGGGGAACCGTGCGGGACCCCACTTCTGCATGGCCTGCTGCGCCGTCAGGCGGAACCAGCGGATGACCCCGTCGACCTTGCCCTGGTGGTTCTGGCGGATGAACAGTTCGCCCAGCCGCGCCGCCTGGTAGCGGAGGCCCCGCCCCGTGCCGTCCGATCCGTCCGAGGCGTCGATGAACATGCCGGCGGTGCCATAGGCGCCGAGGTCGCCGAAGTAGGCCTGATTGTTGGCCGAGAAGTTCGCGCGGGCCGCGTAACGGTGCTGGAACAGCAATTTGGTGACCTGCTCAAACCACAGCCGCGTGTCACGATCTTTCATCACGTAGGGGTCTTCGGAGGCGAGCCCGTGCCAGATCGAGTTGCGAGGTGTCAGAAGGCTGTCGCAGATCGCCTTGAAGCGCCCGTGCGCCATCATGCCGGTGGCGTCCACCTGACGATCGGTCTTCTTCTGGCCCGGCCAGTTGAAGTTGTAGGCGAAGAAGGTGTTGCGCGAGTTGGGGTCGATCAGTTCGGCAACCTCCTCCCACTGCGAGGCGAACGTGTTCCGCCACGCCTGCATCTGCGACCACTCTTGCAGCGTCTCGGCGACGATCTGCTCGTCGTAGTTCGACTGCATGCCGAGGTTGTAGTTCAGGCGGTAGGGGCTAGTATCCAGCACTTTTCGCCTCCCCGATGAACTTTTTGAATTGATCTGCAGTTAAAACGATGGTCGCCTTGGGCTCGTAGACGCGCAGGCGCGGCTTGCCCTCGGCGGTGTGCGTGACGGCGCGGCCCTGCACGGTGATCATCAGGACCGGCTTCGGCTCGTTCCCCACGGCATAGCCTTCCTCGACTATGATGCTGGCCTCGAGCAAGTCCCCGGGTTCGCGCACCGTCATGGCGGCGATAAGGCGTTTCCTACCCACCGAACAAAGTCCCACCCGCGCCCATGCCGCCCCCCGAGAACAGGGAGAGGGTCGCCGGGTTCAGCGCCGAGGGAGAGTTGCCCCCTGGCGCGCCCTTGTTCGCAAGCAATTTCTTCTTGCGTTCGTCCAGGTCATCCTGGAGTTGCTGCCGAACCATATCCCCCATGCCAAGGTCTTGGGCGGCGGGCGACATAGACAAGTTCTTGGCGGTTGTGCCGGACATGGTTTATCCTCGGGCGCGAGCGGGTCCGACTGGACTGTATCAGGACCATAAATCGAAGTCAACGTCTTTCGCTTGGTCCCCTTGGCCACGGCCCCGGGGGTCCGGCGCCTTGCCCATCGGCACCACCTTGGCGAAGCGCTGCATCATCGGCAGCTTCTCGCTGGCGGACATCAAGTCGTCGTTCAGCTTGACGATCAGGCCGTCCTTGCGGTGGTAGCTCCGGTATTCTTCGAACCAGTCGCCGAGGTGCGCCGCGACCTTCCAGCGGCCGGTCGACATGCGCAGGCTGATCTGGGCAACGGCGGCCTCGCGGGAGTAGCCGCCCTCGGGAAACGTCGCGTGCTCCTGGAGCATGCGGGCGCCTTCCTTGCGGTAGGTGGTCGCCAGGACGATGCCCGAGCCCTTGTCCCGCTGCGTGCCATCGTGTGGCCAGGCGACGGGCGCGCCGGCGCAGATGTTGCGCATCGCGCGGACGTGGTGCAGCGGGTCCTGCCCCGCCATGCGGACGGCGGCGATGATGTGCCAGATGTCCTGGTCGCGGTCCCAGGCGCCG